TTACTCCAGTATTAACAGTGAATTTTCTTGGATTTTCTTTAAGAAGAGTAGATGCACTATATGCAAAACCTACAGTTCCATCAACAGCTCTTCTAACCCTAATTCTTTTACCTACTTTGTCTATATTAAGAACTTTGACTTTCTCAGTATTACCTATCCCTAATATATCATTCTCTCTGATATAAGGGAAATCTAAGAATCCAGTAGTATAGAAATACGTTGTTAATCCAGTTGTATTGGTACTTCCAATTCCTAATGTTGTTACAAAATTATCAGTTCTTATTCCTAAAGAATATGAATCCTTTGTATCAAGATGAGCAAAGGCAGAACTAAGCCCAGAAATACTCATCAACTCTCCATTCTTTAATCCATGAGGAGAAGTTGTAAATCCAACGATATTTCCAATTCCATCAAGAGTAGCAAATTCTACAGAAGTGAATGAAGTTGTAGCAACACTTAAAGCAGTAATATTTTTACCAAAAAGCCTATCAACTTTAGCCGATGCATTAACACCACCAGTCAAAGAATTATTAAATAAAACCCTATCACCAATATTATAATTTTTACCACCTGTTATAATACCAACAGTTTGAACACCACCATCAGAAGTATAATCAATATTTACTGATTGGTTCTTAATTCTATCAGGATCCTTAACAAAATCATAAGAACTATTGGATAGTTTGAACTTATAATTTAAACTATTTCTAAACCACTTATGATTATTTAAATTATAATCTTTCTGATTTGATGTATCACTGTAATTAAATGTACTTGGCTCAGAATAGAAACAAGTTCCAATAACATATGGAAACTCTGGTTGGAAATAATTTTTAAATGATCCATCAGTGTCTGTATTTCCTCTATTAATAGTTGTAAAATACGCATAAACACCATGAGGATATTCTGGTGTTATACAGAATCTTCCATTATGTCTATCAAGATCTCCTGAGTTCTTAAAGGCAAAATCTTCATTAAAGAATCCTTGAGGGAAATTTGAAAGAGGAGGACGACTTCCTTTGGTAACTGGTTCATATCCAGATTCCATTGCTCTTGCAACTCCACCTTCAGGGGTATTGTATCCATAAGGTCCATATATTGGATTTCCATCATATGCATATCCAAGAATAGGTGAGTGATATTTAGATGTTTGTTCTTGATTATCTACTATAGTAAGATCAGGAACACCATATTGAATATCACCTTCATCATCTCTCACATATACAGACTCTCTAAGTCTTCTAGGTGCATATAAGTGACAATACTCTAATCCATAATTACTTCTATCCGATAATGCAATAACTCCATCATCAGCAGTAAATGTTTTTAAATATTTTTGGAAAAGGTTTACTGTCCATTTTTGAATATTTGCTCTAAGTCTACAATCCTTTCCGGATGCTTCTATATCTAAAGTAGTAGTATTATCATATCCACTTCCACCATATAATACGTTTACTTTTTTAAGTACACCACTTTCAATTACTGGAGTAAGTTTAGCATAATTTCCATTTCCTTCCAAAGTAAGAGTTGGTGGAGTATTATAACCAGATCCTCCTTTATTAACAAGAACTTCTTGTATTTTTCCATTATTAACAATAACTGTTGTTTCAGCATTTTTACCACTTCTTAAAGTGAAAACAGGCTGCCTATTATAATTGATAATACTATCAGATCCATATTTACTTCCTTTATCCGTCAAATAAACTGAATCAACACCACCTCTAAAAATTGGTTGTAATTGAGCATGGAAATTTTGATTAGATAAAGTAGAAACTCCAATACTTCCAGTAACAGTTACTGTAATAGTTGGATAATTGAATGAATGTACTCCACTTCCTATAGATTTTAAATCAATATATTGTTCACTATCAAGATACTCAGTTTTTGCAGTAGTTCCTAATCCAACAGGAGCAAGTTTAAAGGAATCATTATTTACTTTTTTAACCAAATACTCTAAGGATGTATTAAGTCCATCAATTGCAGTTCCAGTTGTTGAATAGGTAAGAGTCTCTCCAGTTTGATAACCATGAGAATCTATATTAATTCTATCAAGTGCTGTGCTGATTCCACTAGTTTTAGTGCTTCTCTTTTTATTTTCGTATCCCTCTCCACTATCTACAACAGTAATGTCTGAAATTATATTTTTCTTTATGGCTGACTTAATTTCTTGAGTTCCAACTCCATAGTTACTGATATAAACTGTGTTAATTCCTGCTATTGCATCTTGCTGCCTCTTATGGAGTCGAATGGTTGAAGCATTAACAACAGAAACATGATAGGACGCATCTGTAGTAAGTCCACTTAAAGCAGTTTGCTTATTGGTTTTGTATATAACCTTTTCATAATCTCTAAACTTATGATAAGTCGAAAATCCGATCAAGCTTGTAGTAGCACTACCAGCCTGAATAAACACATCTCCACTACTTCCCTGATTAGTAGAATCAAATGAAATAACATGCTCAACAGATCTTAAATTAACATCAGCAAGAGCACCCTTACCATTTCCACCACTAATAGTAATAAAAGGACTATCTACATAATCAAAACCACCATCAATAACTTCTATTCTCTTAAGTTCTCCTTTTACCGCACAAATAGCTGTTGCACCAATTCCATTAGAATCAGTAATATCTAAACTTGGTGGGTTTATAATATCATAATCAGATCCTGGTGCATCAACTTCAATATTGTCAATAGTTCCATAATATAAAGTGTCTGATGACTTATAATTTAAAACTTCGACTCCATTGACAAACACACCAGTTTTACCTGGTTCTGTTGGATAATCCTTACTTCTATTAACAGGATCTTTTATTTCTTTTAAAATATTTTGTGCTTCTATTTCTTTTTTAGCAAAATCATAATCCAGAAGAGTATTCGAAGTTACAATTCCAGATACTGAAATATAATCAGCACTAGCAAGGTTTGAAGGACTTTTTGCTAAATTTATAGTTGAAGAACTTACTCTATTAACAAAATAAAGACCTTCATCTAATTCTGGGAATTTACTGGTAGATGTAGAAGTCTGAGTAAATCCATCATTATCCACATATGACGATTCAACCACATATGGTTGATAATAAATTCTATCTCCAGTATAGAATCCATGATCTTCTGGTGCATCAGGATCATTGGCAAGTACATTTATCTCGGTTCCACTATAAGAACCACTCAGTGTAAGTTTTCTACTATATGGATCAAGAAACTGGTTATTATAAAATGGAAGAGAAGGTGAAGCAACTAAAATTTGATCTGAATAATTGGTATATGTATTTTGAATATTAGCATTATACTTATTCAAATGAGGATATAATGTTGATTCTACTTTTAAAAGTTTTCTTTGAATAGTATAGGTAGAACCAGAGAATAATTGTCCTTGTCCTTTAATAGAAAATACATAATCTGAAGAAACATTGGTAACTTCACAATCTTTCTTTACAACATCATTTTCAGTTACTTGACCATTATCACCAATTCTAAAATTATGCTTATCATGAGTTGTTATCTCATAAGTATAATCAGAAACATCTTTTAAAGTAAATGAACTAATATCGAAAGTATTAGCAATATTACCAATCCAATTATCCCTTCTAATCGTATGTGAAGAAATTCCTAAAGTTTTAATTCTTGCAGTATCACCTTTAGAAAAGAAATAAGTTTTCTCAGGTATTACAACTTCATCTAAAACTGCTCCTATTCTAACTTTAACAGGATTAGTTACACCAATACCACCATATCCATAAGCTTCTGCATTTACTCTAATAGGAGATGCCGTTCCAATTGCAACCGTTACCGCCGTACTAGCAATTCCAAAAAATTGAGTTATTGATTTTGAACTATAAGATACTATACCACTAGTTCCACCGTCATAATTTACAATTAATTCTCCTGAATGTGCAAATCCAACTGTTGAATCTACATCAATTACAGTAGCTCCAATAGAAACTGGTGTTACTACTAAAGTTTTTGCATGATTTGTAAAAGATCCATAAACACCACCCTGAAGAACTGAATCTTTACTGAAATCTGCATCAAAACTTAACTTATAATATTCAGTATTTCCAATAGATATTTTTTCTACATCAGTAACAGATCCATAAGCCTCTGTGATATCATATTCCTCATATGCATCTTGATATAAAGTGTTATTTAAAAGATGAAGAGGATCTCCAGAGATCTTCTCAACAACTATATCCTTAGTCCTTCTCCAACCTGCATCAGAAGCTCTAAACAGATAATCACGCGGTTTAATAACTTCTACTTCTTCTCCATATAATGCACCAAAAAGAATTACAAAAGATCTATCAGTTCCTTTTGATGAATAGAAATCTTTCGATTGTTTAATAAAGATATTTTGGTTTAAATCAGAAGTTAAAGTTCTTTCTGAAAATCCTGGAAGGAATTGGTGCTTTAGCTTATTTAAAAATTTCTCTAAGAATAATATACTTAAATTATAAACAATCGGACCCGTTGGTGCTCCTTTAAATGTTTCTAAAGTATGTTTTTCAATATTAGAAGTAGAGAAAACAAGTTCTTCAGGATTATTTGGTTTAGAATATGAAGTTACTCCACTAAATCCTCTTACACATCCTTCAAAAGTATTAGCAGTTTTATGGGTATATGTAATTATTTCATCATCAATCTTAATTAATCCATATCTATCTGGAAATCCTTCTGTTCCTAGTAAAATATTACCATCTTTATCTGTAGAAGTACTGACTCTAATAGTTGTATCAGCATAATCAACATCTTCAGCTAATAAACAAGAATTAACTGAATTAAAAATTTCATTTAATTTAACATTCTTATCAATATTTTGTATAAGATCAGCTGCAGCACCAGGATATTCTTGTGAAATATAATATTGCTTTAAAAAATCAACCAAAAGAGGGTTTTCATCCGCAACAAAATTTGGGAGTTGATTTTCAACAATAGACTGGATTTTAACTCTAGTTTCTGACATATCTTATCTTACAAAGACTCCGTTTGAATAGCTTGACGATACTTGAAGGGAACTTCCTGATATTTCTGCTCCAGAAGAAATTTCATCAGGCCACATAGTAATAATTACGTTACTAGTATCTAGTTGTAAATAAAGATCCTGTAATCCAATAACATCATTGGAATAAGGAACAGCTTCTATCTCAATCAATGGAGTTCCTTTATCAATAACAGTAGTTATGATATTAATAGGATGTAAGATAATTTCACCCTTAACATAATCAATAGTACCAACATTTCTCCTCACAATTTGTGGTTGAGTTGGAGAATCTAATTTGAAAAGATTGACACTGCCAGTTTTATTGTCTTTATTGGGAATATCACCCAAATAAACAGTACCACTAACTCCACTTACGGTAAATCCAGAAGATTTAATATTGTATCCATTTTGATCAGCAATATGGAATCTATTTCCATAACATATTTCATAATCTGCAAAAGTATTTAAGACTGCTCTTAAATCTCTTCTCATAGTAACAGTTGTAATATTAGAAGTAACAGATTGGTGACTTTGATCAATTATGTTCAAATATTGACTATATTTGAATCTTGCACCAAATTTATTCAATTCTGTTGAATTTGCATATGCTTCAATATTAGTGGAAATTAAAGATTTTACTGCTTGTGCAGAAGGTGCGGCATTCGGATTATAATAAACATTAGATTTAGTTTCTAGATAAAGATATTTCAAATCAATAATTTGGGGAACGATACCAGCAACACTGTATTTTTGAAGGTCTCTTCTGATATTATCTTTAATTAAATTTGAAAGATATCTATCATTAGTAGGTTTAATACTAATAAAAACCTTTCCAAATTGAGGTGGACTTAACGTTTCACCACCATAAGCAGAAACAGACTCAGTTTCAGGATAAATTATAGGAATTAATGCTTCATAATCCCCTGCAGTTACTGCTCTATTTCTAGATGCATAGATTCTAGTGCCGTATTTTTTAATAGATTCTACACTTTCGATAGCAGCACCGGAGTGTGAAGAGCTATTTACTGTAATTAATGAGATCCCTTCAGTAACTGCTCTTGAAGAATCATCAATTATTGCACCACTAAAGACAAAAGAACCAATATTATTAGCATCTGCACCATTAGAAACGGTATAAGTTGCTGTAATATAGTTTGGTTCTTCAAGTTTTCTACCAAAAATACCATCACCAAAGATCAATTCATACCTTTCATCGTCTACTTCTTGAATAAAAAAGACTTTTGACTTAGAATCTAGGTCAAATAAGCTATCTGCAAGGTAATAATTATCAGAAGAAGTGGAATTAACGTTAGATTTTACTGCTACTTTTAGTAAAGAGGTGTCAATTCCGGCATTATCGAGTAAAAATCGCTGATTTGGCGTATATGCATCAACTGTAAACGACTGAGTAACGCGAGTTCCCTCATAAACTTCAATATTATCGAATCTTGCAACATCATTTGCAACAGGAACGGTAATATCTGACGGAATTGCGAATACAAAACTCTCACCACCATATAAAGTAGTTGTGCATACTGTACCTGCTTGTAATGTTAGTGAAGAAGGTGCATTAGTAAAACTACTAGTATCAACAAAAAAGGAAATTGTAGATCTTGCTGCTTTTCTTGAAGTGGGAACATAACCAACATTTCTTGCAAGAGAAACAACATTTTCTCTTAAAGTCGCACTATCAATGAACACCTCATTAGTTACCATGTTGGCATTGTAAGAGGTGATATAAGTGTTATATGCAAGCACATCGATTATGGTTGAAAGATTGGATCCTTCAAAATCATAGTCAGTAAAATTAGAATTCGCCCTAAGATAGTCCTGAATAGAACCTTTTATTTGGCTAAAATCTAGATCTGCGAAATTTACTAATGCCATTATCGTGTTGGTTGCAGTGCTAATGATAATTCTTGAGGTAATAAATCAACTCCTATGATGTCATAACGTAAAGTTACGTCAAATTCTCCAGTATCATAGTTTGGAACTACCTCAACGTCTGTTAAATCTACTCTTGGTTCGAAATTTTCAATAGTTGTCCTAATTTCATCCTCAACTGTAGTTGCTGTAAGCTCATTAATGTTTTCAAAAAGGAGTCTACTTACTTGAGAACCTAAAATAGGGTTAAAAAAACGCTCTCCAGTATGAGTAAGGATCAAATTGCGAATAGAACGGGCAATTGCAGTCTCATTTTTGATTGCAATAAGATCATCATTCAAGGGATTTACCTTAAATGATGAACTAATGTCTTTAAAACCTTTACTTACCCTCTCTACAGGCATGGAAATATAAAAATGCTATAATTATAAGTTATTTATTAAGGATTTTTACGTAAAACTTTGAGATTGGTCGTCATAATCCAGTCCCTCATAGAAATCGTCGTCATCCATCTTCTCATAGAGGTCATTTTGGGTCATTGAGTCCCGTTTTTTAGGTGTTATATTGTCATTTGTGATTTCACGAAGCATTTTTTTGTTTAATTCAGCCATTTTTGTCTAAAAAATCGGTTATTATCTATTTACACATTAAAAAAAGACTCCCGAAGGAGTCCTTTTGTTTATCTTCCCTGACCTCTATAAACTTTTTTAGGTTTATTGCGAGAGGTTGCGGTATATTTGGTATGTTTCCCTCTTCCTTGACGAGTTTTCTTCGGCGGTGACTCTATAAATCCAGTAACTCCATAAATTCCTGACGTAGATTTAGCCATTTTCGTTAATTTCCTCCATTTCTAAGAAACTAGGGTTGAATTCTTCATTTTTATCCGAGAAAAAGCGGTCTGCATAGTCCTGTAACTTGTCAGCACACTCTTCCATAGTAAGACCCGTATGTAATATATCGGTTTTGTACCTAATATTGTAGAGTTTGGTCATGCGTGAGGGTTGTATCTATACATTAGATATATGAAAGTAATGAAAGCAATGATAATTAATGCGCCAAGGGTATACATCATAATAAATTGAGGGATTTAAGTTTTTCTTTAACGGATTCAGGACTGGCCTGAACCCGATATTTAACTTTTTCTCTACGAGAAAGTTCGTCAAGATTTTCTGATATTTCATACCAGAGTTGTTCGTCCGTTTTCATGCTAAACACAGGTTTACTTCCGAAAACTCCCATTTTAAATTATGCGAGTTTTTTCGTGGCCAACCCTTATCCGAGGATCGCACCAGATTTCGAAACCTTCTTCCTTTGCATCAAGACAGAACGAGACATCCTCGCCACACATATCCTGAACAGCACCTGACTCAAAGACCTGCATCTTAGGAGCAAACCAAGGATACTCAAGACTCTCAAATACGCCTTTCTTAATCATAACCCAACCAAAACCAGTATAGTCTACTGTGAAAGGTTTGTTACGCTTACCCATTGTCTCAACGGTTTCATGATTCATAACTCCACCATTCTTGCGGAAGTCATCTTCTTCTAACCAGTGTGCCA